GTTCATTCTGCCCACCCACATCGCGGACTTCTACGACGGCGGTGTCAGGCAGCCCTACAAGGAGCCGATGCAGCCCCACTACGGCTGGAAGGGGGTGTGCGACCCGGACTGGATCGGCGTCCTGCCGCAGGTGGTGAGCGAGCGCCTCCGTCGGGCCGACCACACGCCGAAGGAGCACCTACGCCGCTGGCGCGACCTCGGGCTCATCGAGACGAGCCCAGGGAACCTCACCGTCGGCAAGCGACCCCTGCCGGGCGACCAACGGGGAAAGGTCCGCTACATCGTGCTCCGGCGGGACGTGTAGCCGGCGGCGTTTGCAGTCGCCCCGCGATGCCAGCCAACGACCGCAGCTCTCAGCTGCGCCGAAGAGCTGGATCAAGCTGAGCTACCATTGGTCGGTGATAATGGGTCGATTCAAGCTAGTGCTACGGTCTACGCACCGCGGAGGGGTGCCCATGACCTACACGTTGATCGAGCCATGCGCAGGCAGCGCGGCCTTCTCGCTCCATTTGATGGGTTCGCGCCGGGCTCTTCTTCCGTACCAGGGCAGCAAGTGGCGGTTCCGACACGGCCTGACGGAGATGGCCGAGAGCCTCGGCTTCGCTGGCCCGCCAAGCCGAGTTGTTCTCACCGACCCGGGACCTTGGGGGCGCACGCTGAACGTGGTGCTCGACCGCAAGGGGCGCGCAGAGGTGCTTCAGCAACTGATCGAGATCGAGGCGACCGAAGACCCGCAAGATGCCTTCAATCGACTGCAGGGGGCTCCTATCCCCGCTGACGACGCGACCTTCGCTGCGCAGCACCTGTTCTTGCAGCGACTCGCGTTCTCCGGCAAGGCGGTGGGGACCACGGCGGATGGCCGCTGGTCATCGCCGGGCTTCAACCCCACGAGCGCGTATGGCACACCCGCCACCTCACGGTTCGGCAAGGTGAACCCGATGATCCCGTCACTGATCCGAATGCTCAAGGGCATGGACCAGCACATGCACGCTGCGCCACTGGTTGAGGTGCGCCAGCAGGCGGCGTCGCCCCCTGGCGGGGTCATCACTCACCCTACGCTGGTGTACCTCGACCCTCCGTACGCCGAGTCCACGCGCTACCCCGACGGAGAGATGTCGCGCGAGGAGGTCGCCGAGCTTGCCACACGGTGGGCGTATACCGGCGCGGCGGTCATGGTCTCCGAGCAGCATCCCCTGCCCCTGACCCGATGGCACCGGCAGAAGCTGTACCGTGGTCGGCGAGACTCATCACCGTTCCGCGGGAAGCAAGCGGAGTGGGTCACCTACACGCCAGCAATCCCAACGATCACGTGGCAGGCGTCCAGGCAGGTCGTGCCTGCTGCCATGTGATGCTCCACTGGTTGGCGGCGGTCTGTTCGACCACGACGAACCAGTCTTCCTTGCTGTTGGCCTCCAGGTAGCTCTCCAGGTCCGGGCCCCAGTGGATCCACGTCGCTGGATGCTGATGGTTCAGCGGCCTGTCGGGGTCGTGCGTCAACATGAGCTCGTAGACGTCGACAAGCTTGCCTGCATCAACAACTCGAAACGTCGCGAAGGCCTTCGATACCGGGTGCTCTCCGAACCAGCCCGGCGACCAGGTCAGGGAGCCGAACATCGTGCCCCGGAACCAGGTGTCCGGGTCTGGGGCCATTCCGTTCTGCGTCAGCCGCAGGTACTTCACGGGGTAGCCCTTGGTTGGCTGCTGCGCGTCGGTGCGCGACATCTTCTTCCACCATCTCGCCATGGAACCTCCTGCCCGACCCCGTGATGGGGTCATCGCGATTGACGTGGGACCGCCGACGATCGGACACTCCCCAAGAACAACATGAGGAGACTAACCACATGGACATTGAAGAGATCGTGCTTCGTGCCGAGGTTCTGGACGCCGCCGCCAGCTCCAAAGATGCCGATTCGGTTCGGTGGGCGCTCGAGGCGGTGCGGCTGCTCGACCTGCACGGGGAGACGGGCTGGCGCAACGCGGTCACCCAGGAGGACCTCTGTCGGCTTCTGGAATGCGTGTATGACACGCCCCAGGAGCCCCTCCAGGGGTAGACGACCCCTGCGGGGCGTCGAGGGCGGCCGCCCTGGATCGCCCTGATCGTGTACGGATCGCCCTTGCACGATCCGCCATTCGCCAGGTCTACCCTGGGCAGGCTTCTCGCACGCCGCTGGATCGCCTTTCTCGGAACAGAAGGCCTTACCTTACCCCCGCGCGCCGCCAAAAACGGACGAACCTAGCGAATGGCCATTTCGGCGGTGCGAAGCAAGTACGGGGGGTTGTGTTGTTGAACCTACACGATCCAGTAGAGGGATCAGAGGAGAGGGTGGCTTGGACGCCCTGATCCCTGGATCGCCCTAGGGCGATCCGTACACGATCCAACACGATCCGGTGAGCTACTCGGCAGGTTCGCCGGTCGGATCCGTGGATCGCCCTCGGCATCCTGCGCCTCCCGTGAGCCAGGTTGAACGATCGTGAGACAGCGGCGGAGCGAAAGTGAATCTGATACACATGAAGTATCCGTCATGTGTCGTGGCCGACCTCGGCCCGACCACCGGCGGCCGGAGGCGACATGGCGGGTGGAGGCAAGGTCCGGAGCTACGACCCCGCGCAGCCATGGGTGCCGGGCATGCGCAAGTTCCGCCCCGAGGCGACCGAGGCGGCGTTACTGGGCGCCCGGATGGGCCTGACCCTGGGCAGCTGCGCGAAGCTCGCTGGCGTGACCTACCAGACGCTGCGCACGTGGCTCGACGAGGGGCTCGCCGAAGACGCGCCCCCGGACAAGCGCGAGTTCGCCATCGAGTTCGAGTGCAACCGCGCCAACGTCGAGCTCGACTGCTGGCGCGCGCTCGACGACCTGCTCGACGACGAAGACCTCGACGGCCGCCTACGGCTGCGCGCCATCGAGCTGAAGATGCGCGCCCTGGGCATGCTGCGCGACCGTGGCTCGTCCGACAGCGCCGACGAGGAGGTGGCCCCGGCGACGCCCGTGGGCGGCCTAACCGCAGACGCTGTCGTCGCGATGAGCCCCGACCAGATCGCCGGCCTGGTCGCCGGCCTCGAGCAGCGCGTGGAGGCCCGGCAGCCGGCGGACGTGATCGACGCCGAGGAGGTGGCATAGTCCGACGCACGGTTGACGCTTCACGTTCCGTGGCCATAGTTGCTTCGAGGGAGTCTTCATGAACGTTACGCGCAAGGCAGGCATTGTTGTAGCAGTCGGCGCAATGGCCTGGGTTGGCAACAGCACCGGGTTTGCCGGCGACACCAGGGACGAAGGCGCAACGGGCGACGAGGCCACCAACGCCGATGACGCCGCCAGGGATGTGGTGGTCGATGACTGGGTCCGCCCCGAGAAGGACGTCCGCCACCTCGAGAACGAGACTCTCTTCATCTCCCGGGGCTTCCCCAACGGTGAGTCGTTCAGTCCGGCGGATTCCGCCTTCCCGTACGCCGGTGTGGCGTACCTGAGCGTGGCGCCTGGCCACCAAATCACCTGCACGGCCTACAAGAACGCCCAGAACACACACTACGTTGTCGTGATCGACCCCGACGGTGTCGCTCGCAATTACAAAGACCCGTCAGGCAAGACGGTGTGCGACTACAAGAACACGACAGGCCGATGGCAAGTCCTTCAGCTGCGGACCTCTCATAGCTACGTGCACCGTGACGAGTGCAGTTGGGGAAAGGGCAGCGTAGTGAGCTGCGCCGTTGGCGGCGAAGGGCCGGTAGTCTCCGCCGGGAAAGCAGCCAACGAATGGATGGTCAAGCCGCATCACGAAACCGAGCTCCAGATGAAGTTCCGTGAGGCCGGGAACGACAGTAGCGCCCCCTTCGACGACATCGACATCCGCGTGCGGGTCGAGAAGATCGCAGGCGAGCCACCGAACTGAACGGCTCGTTGGCTTGGCGTGCCGCCCACTGCCTCCGTGGCTACATTGCTCACGGAGGCGACTACATGGCCGACGGCCAGCGAGCGAAGCGCATCGAGGTGGGCACGCGCGAGGTGAGGAACAACTTCGGCGAGCTCACCAACAAGGCCATTTTCGACGGCGTCCGGGTCGTCGTGACGCGGCACGGTGAGCCGGTGGTGGCCATCGTCAGCATCAGCGACCTCGAGCGCCTCGAGGCGGTCAGCGACCCCTTCGGCCGGGCCCGCGAGGTGGTCGACGACGTGCAGGCGGTCCTCGACGCGCATCGGAAGGCGCTGTCGTGAGCGACGACGACGAGTGCGCATCTGTCAGGTTCTTGTGAAGCACGCGAGTAACGATCGCCAGAGAATCGGATTTGTGTAGTGTCGGGGTCGTACTAGGAGGTACCCGTGGATCCACTTGCCCGACTGCTCATCAACAACCATTTCTACATGGACAATCCACACGTCTTCGAGGATGGAGCGCTTCGCCCGTTCCATGTTCTTCGCAAGGTGGCCAACCCAGAGGGGAATTGGTTCACGGTGGAGGAGGTCGGCCCTACCCACATCTACGCCAGGCAGCACGCCACCGGTGAGGTCATTGCCTTTCAGCGCGCCATGACGCGGATCGAAGGCCTCCCGTAATCTACCCCACCATGATGGGCGCCACGTCCGGCCCCCACACCATGGCCCGGCCGTCGGGCTGGAGCTGCACCGTCACGCCCAGCTTCACCGCGGCGTCCGCCACCGAGCCCAGGGACACGCCCGCCCGCATCAGCTGGTAGTAGCGCTGCCGAGTGAGGCCGATCTCCTCCGCGAGCTTCGCCTTCGTCGCGAAGCCACGCATGCGCACGGCCACCGTGTGCACGGCGGCCATGATCTCGTGCGCTGGCGGGGGGCTCGCCATGGGCTCGGGCTCCAGGTCGGCGGCCAGCCTATCGCGCGCGACGGCCTCGGTGGGCGTCGCCGAGCTCGGCGACGCTGGCTCGCCGAGGAGCGCTCCCCACAGGTCGGCGCTCATGTTCTGCTGGCGGAGCCGTCTGGGTCCAGGCCCCGCGCCATGTCCGCGACCTCTGCCTCGAGGGCTCGCAAGCGATGGGCCAGCTCGACGGCGATGCCCCGGAATCGCTCACGGTCAGCTCGCAGCTCGATGATCTCGTCGGGGCGCGGCACCCGGAGGGCCTTCGCCGGCTCGGCAGGGTCGCCGAGCCAGTCGGTCGCGGCCGCGATGGCCTGGCCGCGGAACGCCACATAGCGGGGCTCACCCGCGTAGTTGTAGAACCATCCGGGCTCGTCGGGCACCGGTGCGACGTCGACGTCCCCGGGCTCGGTCAGGGGCCGCCCACAGTCGTGCGCATGCTTCCCGGCCGGCACCGCACCACCGCAGCCGGCACATGACCGGCCCCAGTTCGGGTCGTCGCGCTCTGGGTCGTGCGTCTGCCACCAGCGCATGGCGCCAGCTCCCCGGTCTTCGCTCACTGCTCCCTCCCTGGCCACCAGGTGACCCACTCGTCCTGCCGGCCGAAGCGACCCTCCACGCCCGCCGTGAGCTCCGCCACCCGCCACCCGGCGGCCACCAGCTCGCCGACGGGCTCCGCCTCGCTCACCAGCACCGTCCGCCCCTCCTGCGCGTGTCGCAGCGCCAGGGCGACGACCTCGTCACGACCCATCGACCCGTCCGGATAGCCGGTGGTCCCGGCGTAGGGCGGGTCGAGGTAGACGACCGCCGGACCACCAGGGTCGGCCTCGAGCAGCTCGACGGTGGGCAGGGCCCGGATGCGCTCCACCAGGCTCGGCACCTGCGGGCGCACCCAACCGAACCGCTCCGTCTCCGGCACGCCGTAGGCCGACACCGGGTTGAAGCCCGGGGAGCACCACCGCCCGCCCAGCCCCGACACGGCCTTCCCGCAGTAGCTGATGCGCTGCAGGAACAGGAACTGCGCGGCGCCGACTGGGTCGCGCAAGTAGGCGGCGCCCTGCAAGCTGTCGTACACCTCGCGCGGCTCACGGTGGCCGAGCTCCTCGAGGGCGTCCGCGACGAGGTGCCGCTCGAGGCCGAGCAGCAACGGCCACACCCAGCCCCACGGGCCGGTGTCGGTGAGCACCACCCGTCGCGGGCGGCCCAGCGCGCCGGCCTCCGCGAGCACCGCGTGGAGCTCGCGGCGGAGCCTCCACTTCGACCCTTGGTAGGGCATCAGGCCCGCGTCGGCGCCGAGCAGCGACAGGGTGAGCGCCGCCGAGCCCGCGCAGGGCTCGATGAGCAGGTCGCTGGGCCGTGCGGGCAGGTGGAGGGGGAGCGGGAGGGTGGCGGTCACTGGCCCGGCTCTCCGCAGCACCTGCGAAAGCCGCGCTGCACGAAGAACCCCTTCGACGCCATGCAGTACGGGCAGACCCACTCCGGCTCTGGGCCGAGCGTCGTCTTGGGCGCTCGATGGTGCCCCGCCTCGATGCGATCGGCGTGGCGGCGGGACGGCTCGTCGGCGAAGCTCCGCAGGTAGCGCACGACGGCAGCGTCCTGGGCGTCGCGGATGGCGTCGACGCGGCGGCGTAGCTCGGCCTCGATGGCAGCCGTGACCCGTGGGTCGGTGCCGTCCTCGATGCGGACGGTCAGCGTGTGGTCAGGCATCGGTGGGCTCCTCGGGCATGCGGACGATGGCGCCCGGCTTCAGCCGTGGCAGGAGGGCGTCGAGCCAGCCAGGCGGCGGCCAGTCGAGCAGCGCCACGCCGTCGAAGGCGGTCTCTGCCGGCAGCTCGTGCGCGAACGCCACGGCGGTGACGAGCCCACCTGCTACGCCCGGCCACACGATGGGCGCCGTTGCCGCGCCGAGGGCATCGGCAAGGTCGGTGGCCACGATGATGATGCGGGGCGGGGTGGTCACGGCGCCTCCTCGTCATCGGGGTCGATGTCCACGGCTGACCAGCGCTCCAGCGCCGCCAGCCCCAGGCCAGTGAGCTGCCAGCCGCCCGCGTGAGGCTCGATCAGCCCGCGCCGAGCCAGCGACCCGCTACTGCGACCGTTGAGGCGGGCACCGAAGCGGTCCGTGCGCTCTCGGCGCACCGTCCCCAGGAGCACGCAAGCCGGCCAGATCGCGATCATGCGGCCCTCCGGCAGCACAGGAAGGCCCTGGCCGAGGCCTGCCACCCCTCTGCCAGCTGGCCGGGCTCGCCCTCGGTGTGGTCGGGCGATGGTGACCAGCCCGCCGTGCGCGCCTCCCAGTAGAGACGCATGGCAGACCAGCCGATGGGGAGCTGCAGCTGGGTCACACCGCCTCCGGCGCCAGCGGCGCGCCGTCGAGGACCACGCGCCACCCAGCCGCCACCAGGGCCTCGGCCGCCCAGGCTCGGTGGCAGCGCCCTTCCGCAGCGGCAGCCCTCGAGCAGGCGCAGATGAGGGTGTCCCCGTCCGCCACCGGTCGGCTGCCGCCCTCGAGGAGAACCGCGGTCAGCTCGCCGGGCACCAGCTGGCGGGCCCGCGCATGGACGTCGCGCAGGTAGCGCCCTCGGTAGGCCTCCATCGGCAGCCGCCCTGCCTTGGCGCCGGCGACCAGGGCCCATTCGGGGACGAGCGCTGGGACGCGCCCGTCGCCCAGCTCGCCGAAGCGGGGTCGAGGGCGGGCCATGATGGTCAGCACCCGGCCTGGCCCGCGATGGGGCGGGCGGCGCGATGCGGCGTTGGTGAGGAACACCGTGGGGCGGTCGGCCGCGCTCATGGGGCGGCGTCCATCCAGCTGGGCTCGTCCGGCTCCAGCTCGCGCTCGCGCTCGCGGCGCATGAACGCCGCGTCGAGCTCCAAGCCGCGGGCCTCGGAAGCCTCGGTCGCCTCGGCCTCGGAGGCGAAGCCGCCCTCGGCTTCGCACACCTGGCCGTCGAGCCAGAACTCGTAGCACCAGCCGTCGTCGGAGAGCGCGACGCGCATGCCGTCGCCGCTCGTGGGGTTGTCTTCGATGTCGATGCGCTGGGTCATGGTGAGCACCCCGTATCGTATATTTGACTATACGTGGTCTACTTGGATGTATTTCGTAGCCGCACGAACACCGTCGAGGAACGCCAAGACCGCCGCTACAACCACGGGTTCCCCCTGGAGGGACAGTGTCCCGGACGACGCATCGACACCCCAGCCGAGGCACGGATGCAGCTGCAGGGCCCACGTCCGCCACTGCTGCAGCTAGTCCGGGCGCGCGTAGCTACTTCTACTGGAAAAGACGTCACAAATCCGCCTGCTCTTCTTCCAGAAACGAGGGCCCGGCCCCCTCGAACGCGAGCTAGGTCGTCGCGAATCATCGAAACCGTGGTTAGGATTCCTTCGGAGGTTCCAATGCTCGGTTTGACGGTGGTGGTTGCGGTGGCTCTCGCACAGGAAGACACCCGTGAGGTAGTGGATAACGGAGACGGCACGTGGTCCGTTCGCGCGGACGACGTTCCGACCACAGATGCCGGCGGTGGCACGTGGCGATACCTCGGCCAGGTCCGAGCCCCCTACGAGAGGGCTCCCCGACCCCCGATGCCGGTGACCGCTGGCGGCACGCGCCCGCTGCCTCTTGCAGAGGAGCTCTTGTCGCTACGCATGACCGACGCCAGTGGGGCTGTGTGGGAGCTTCAGGATGTGAACGAGGAGGCCATCGATCCCGACTTGGCTCGGGCGGCACAGGAGAACTCGGACGCGTGGCAAGCTGTCGACGAGCCCATGCGGATCGATGGCACGTTCTATCCAGACTCGTGGTTTAAGAAGAACTGCGACAGCGATCCCGAAGACGACATCCGATTGTGGAATGAGGACGAGTCGCGGTTCAAGGAAACGTCCCCTTACACGGCTCGCCAGGAAGGAGCCGTCTACGTGAACGCCAATGGCTTGAATTGTAGCGGCGCTCTACTACTTCAACGCTGGGTTCTCAGCGCCGCCCATTGCGTGATGGATGAAGACGGTGAGTTTGACGTTCACTCGTGGGAAGTCACCGTGCGAGACGTCTACGGCAACGAGAGGAATGGTCTCCAGATGTTCGTTCCCTCCGCCTACACGCATGAACACGACTACGGCGACGACTGGCTTCTCATCAAGCTCCAGGCTGCCTTCTCCGGCCTACAAGATATGGACCTTTACGACGGAGCAGACCAGGACTTCATCGCGATTGACGACAACGTGCACATGCTCGGCTATCCCGTCTACACATGGCAGTACGTTGGCCTGGCGCCACCGTTCAATAATGCGATTCACGAATGCGAGAGGAATGAGCTGGGACCCGTTGGCCAAGAGGAAGAGCTATACCATCAGATCGACGCAGAGGTTTCCTCGGTGACGCCAAGCCTAAAGCGAGTTCTAATGGAATCTGACGGTGGAGGTGGACAGTCCGGGGCACCATACTTCTTCTGTCCTACGGGCGCTGACGACGTATGTGCATTTGGTGACAAGGCCAAGATCATCTCCACGCATGCCGGGCACTGGAGCAACCTCTGGAATTACCACAACGTGGGACCTCGTGCAGCGACGATTCGCCCACAGGTTCAATTCATCATCCAGAACAACTAGAGCGGCGACAGGGAGTACCTGTGATTTGGATATCCCTTGCATTGGTGGGATGCTCCTCTGGGGGAGAAGTGAGGCTTGCTGACTGCATCGCATCGCAGGAAGAAGCCGTCTCGCTGGATGAGCCCCATCCTGACCACGGCTTCTCTGCGCGAGAGGCGATCGGCCAACTGACCTCGCAGGTGTCGACTAGCGCAGAGGTCTTCGCCAGTGGGCAGCGGGTCGACGTCGACGTGGTCGTCTCGTCGCTAGCCGCGTCTGATGAGGCCCGGCTTGTGACCTATGACATCGGCGATGAATGCCCTGTGGGACGGGTGCTACAGGTCGACATCGAACTGTTGACGGAAGGGACGATTGCCGGCTTTGAAGTCACGGGAACGCGACTGGCTACCGTCGACTTCGTAGGCTTGCAGGCCGAAGACATCACATTTCCGGAGGATAGCGTCGCAGTGGCCGGAAGCGTCGATGACGGCCTGCGGATCGCGGTGCTCAGCATTGACGAAAAGGCCGGTTTTGATGCTCCCGCAGACGCATGGAGCTGGTACCTTGGCCCCATGGCCAGGAAGCGCTACGACTGGAGCCAGTCTCTCCGTCGAACCGACCTAATGGTTAAAATCGATCGGCCTGATGCAGAGCCGGCCTATCATGTGCTGCTGTCCTTTGATGGCCGACCCGAAGATCCTGATCAAACAGGCGTCGATACCGAATAGTCCGCGGATGGCGTGAGGCTATCGAGCACCAACGCCTCCGAACAGCTGGTCATACAGGTCGCGGTCGATGTCCTGGACCACCTCCCGCGGCGGTGGCTCGGGCGCTGGCGCACCGGTGGCCCGAGCGACCCACTGCTGCATCGCCTGGGTGCGGGCCGTTGCGTCGCGGGTCTCGCGCTCTTGGAAGTCGATCACGGCCATCGATGTGCCGTCGACCTGGTCGTCGTTGGTGCCCGCAGGGAAGCTGCACAGCTCGAGGACGTAGTCGCCGATCCAGGGCGCCCACTCCGGGCTCGGCAGCCACACCTGCCTCGCCTCGAAGCGCGTCGCGGCCACCTCGGCCCGGGTCACCTTGCTCCCGTGCGGGTCCGGGAGGAAGGGGATGAGGCCGCTCACCACGGTAGCCAGGTCCGACAGCAGCGCCGCGCCGTTGGCCTTCTTCTCGATGACCACCCTCGTGGCCGTCGCCCACTTCGTCCGGAACATGCGCAGGGCCTTCCGCGCCACCGGGTAGGACATGCGCTCCCGCACCTGGTCGAGCAGGTAGAGGGACGCCCAGCCCCGCCTCCCCCAGGCCTGGATCGCGACGAAGTCTGCGCCTTCGGTGTCGTCGAAGGTCGCGTCGACGACGATGATCACCTCATCGAGCGTGCGTGCCAGTGCAACGGGGTCGCCGGCGTAGTGCTGCATCCACGCCCGGTGGAAGACGGCGCCGGCGGCGGGCACCGGCCGCTGCTGGTAGAGCGCCGCGAAGTTGCGCGAGCCCATGTTGCGCTTCTTCCGCCGCAGCACCTCGATGGGGTAGCGGTCGGGGTGCAGCGCCTCCCCCGCGCGGCGGTGCTCTTCGTCCTCTTCGGCGATGGCCGGGAAGTCGACCTTCCGCCAGGTGTCGCCCGTGCCGGTCCGCTCGGCCTCGAGGAGACGCCCGACCAGGTCGTCCTCGTGCCAGCGCGTCATCATGACCAGCACGCCGGCGCCGGGGGCGAGGCGGGTCTCGGCGACGGTCTGGTACCACTGCCAGACCCGCTCCCGCTTGATGGGGCTGTCGGCCTCCTGGCGGTCCTTGACCGGGTCGTCGATGACCAGGACGTGGGCGCCGTTCCCCGTCAGCGGCCCACCGACGCCGACAGCCTTGTAGCAGCCGCCCTCCCCCGCGAACTGCCACTTCTCGACGCCGTCCTTGCTAGGGTCCGGCGCCAAGCGGGGGAAGAGGTCGAGGGAGTCGGCGCGAACCCCTCGCGCGTCGCGGGACATGTCGTTGGCCAGGTTCTGGCCGTAGGACGCCAACACGAACTCGTGGTCGGGGTGCTGGCCGAGGTGCCAGACCGGCCACCGTCGCGACACCAGCTCGCTCTTGCCGTGCCGAGGCGGCACCGTGACGATGAGCCGAGGCGAGCGGCCGGCGGCGACCTCGCGGCTGAACCACTCGAGCTCGGCGGCGAGCTTCTCGTGGAACCACCCGACCTGGTAGCCGCGGAAGCCTCTCCGCACGAAGGACATGAGGTCCTTGCGCGCGAGGCCTCGCTGGGCCTCTTCGATGGTGGCGAGCTCGGCGGCGGTGGCGTTGGGTCGCAGCGCCTCGAGGCGGTCGTACTGGCGGTGCAGCGTCACGTCGGCAGGCTCGTCATGGCGGCGGCCTCGTCACGGCCAGATGGGCCGCCGCCCGCATCGGCAGTTGATGGCGTCGCCGGGGTGCCCCTCGGTTGGGTGCGGGTCGTCGATGCGACGGATGGTGCCGTGCAGCCTCACGTGGAGGTCGCGCACCCGGGTGTCGCGCCTCGACCACCACTGGTAGCGCTGGACGCCGAACTGGCCGGCCCGGGCGATGAAGACGGTGGACGTGAGGGTGCCGATCTGGTCGCGGGCGATCACCGCCGCCCGGTTGCGGGCGTAGCGCCGTGCGTCGCGCAGCGCCTGACCCCGCGCGAGCTGCGGGTCTTGCTGCTCGAGCAGCTGCACGCGCGCGATCAGCAGCAGCCCCAGCGCGTCGAGCCGAACTGCGTTCTGCATCGCCCACGCCGTCCGCTCGACCTCGAGCGGACGCACCCCGCGCTCAGCGGGCGCCAGCGACCGGGTGGTGACGTGGTCGACGCTGCGCGCCAGCGGCATGAGGGTGGTCGGCCGGGTGCGCAGCGTCGAGCGGTAGAGCGCCGCGACGGCGACCAGCGGGGTGCCCGACTCGACCAGCTCTGAGACGGTGCGAATGCGTCGCTCGAGCAGCCGCCGGTGCTGCGCCTCGAGGTGGTCAGGATGGCGAACCAGCTCCATGCATCACACCGACCACCGGGCGAGGACCGGCATCCCAGGCCCTGCGTGCGCGGTGAGCCAGTGGTTGAGCTCGTCGAGACCAGCAAGCGCGACGTCGACCGGCAAGAAGCCCGGGTCGACGATGAGCAAGACCGCGTCGCCCTCCTCGTGCAGGCGGCCGTCGCCGTCGGGGTAGAGGCGTGCGACCAGGGCGCGGAGGGCGGGGCTCACTCCTCCGCTCCGGCCTTGTCGAGCTCGGCCATCGCGGCCGCCACCGCGTCGTCGACATCCTCGGGGATGGGCACGTCGGTGAGCTCTGACCGGTAGCCGTCGGGCCCGAAGCGCTGCTCGGCCACCGTCTCGGGCCCGTACACGCCGGCCGCGATGTAGATGGAGCTCGTCTCCGCCTCCGTCTTGCGCGTGTCGGCCTGCTCTTGCGCGCTGGGCACCGACAGCGGGTTGAACTCCAGCTTCCAGCCATCGGAGCCGAAGACCTGGCGGTAGAGCCGCTCGAGCGGTGGCCGAGCCTTGCGCTCTTGGATGCGGCCGATGGCCCGGTCGAGCTGCTGCCGCGCCGCCTCGCCATCAGTGTTGAGTCCCGAGGGGCTGTCGGCGAAGAGGTAGAGCTGGGGGATGCCCTCGACGGCGCCGATGTCGAAGCGCATCTGCTCGGCGAGCTGCTCGAACCCGGTGGGCGGGTTGCCGTGGTTGTGGACCTGGTCGTTGGCCCCGAGCACGGTCGCACCCATGATGCCGCGCATGAGCGCCATGAGCTTGACCCGCTGCTCCATCGCCTCGCGCTCGTCCGAGGTCACGAGCGCGTCGAAGTCGGACAGCTGGATGATGGTCTCGCGCAGCTCTTGGGCCAGCTTCGCGCCGCCCATCATGGTGCCGATGTAGCGCTGCAGCACGTCCCAGTAGGCCTCGACCACCGAG